GTTTATTCACACCGCCCACTTACAGCCACATTTATAACCTAAAGACTGTCCAAATGTCTAACGATAAAGGGACATGGTTTGGTTGGGATGTTTCTAAAGTTGGCCCTGTTACACAGAAAGATTTGTATGACATGGGTAAAAACTTCGCAATCAGTGTAGGTAAAGGTGAGGTAGAAGCTAAAGTCGAAACAAAAGAAACTAAAAACGAATTTAGTTTATAAGTTTCCTGCGGGGATGGGCGAGAAAGCGAGAGTGGACTCGCCCATTTTTATTTGAAAGATGAATGTGAATAGTAAACCTATAAATTATGAAGATTGGTTAAATTTAGGCAGGGTTATTATACCTTGTTATAAGGGTATACCTAAAAAAGGTATAACGGGTTATACTAAAGAAAATTTTAAAATAGAGAAAGATATATGGACCAGGGATCACGGAACAGCAGAAATAGCTTTAAGACTTGATCAAGACATTGATTTAGATGTTGATAATGAAATTATAAAAAATTTCATACCTTATTACATAAACGATTGTGGTGCTGTTTTTGGAAGGGATGGTAACCCATCTAGTCATTATCTTTGGTCTAATAAAAATAAAATATCTTTTAAACAATTTAGTTTACCTGAGGAATTTGAAAGAGATTATAAAAATTTTGCACATGGAGCAATGTTATGTGAGTTAAGAACTGAGAATAAAAGATATACTATAGTTCCTGAATCATTACATAGTAAATCCAAAACAAATGTAAAATGGGAAAAATTTGAAAGTATCAAAGAATATGATGGAAATTTATCTTTAGATGTAGGGAAGGTAGCTTTATCAACAGCGCTAACGATTATATATCCAGGCCAAGGTAAAAGAGATGAGTATTGCACTGCAATAGCAGGTATACTTTTAAAAAATTCAGATTGGACAGAAGAACAAATTAATTTATTTATATCTAGAATAGCAGAAGCAGCTAACGATGATGTTAAAGAAAGATCTAAAAAAGGGACAACAACTGCTAAAACTGACAGAAAGTTTGGTGTAAATAAAATTACAGAATTAACAGGCTACAGTCATAGAAGTATTCAAGGTTTATTTAATTGGATTGGTATATTTCAAGAAATGACAAATCAAATTTCTAAAGATATGATAGATAGAATAGAAGAATATGGTGCAAATAGATATAATGTTTATTTAAATGTGCCAGAGAAAGATAAAATTATTGAAAGAAAAATTTGGGTAGACGGTGAGTCTTTGATGAATCAAAAAATATTTTATGACAAAGCTATGAGTCAAGCTAAAGCATGGATACCAAGACAAAAAGCAAAAGAGTTTGAAGAGATGATGATTGCTAAATTTAACGTTAGATCAAAATCAGAAGACTACGTAAAAGAAGCTGAAGATGATGAGTGGTTCAAAAGTATGTTTTTAAGTTATATAGAAGTAAAGGGTGTTTATACCGACAAGTCTCAATTAGCTATTCATAAAATGCCTTACTATAATAAAGAAAATCATTCTATTGAATTTAATTTAAATAATTTTGAAAAAGAATTACTTAAAAATAGAGTCAATATAAAGAGAGTTGATCTTGTAAACAAAGTTCAAAGTATTTTAAAAGCTAAGAAAAACAGAGGAAAATTTGATAATAAGTCTTGTGTTTCATGGGTGATACAGGGTGAGCCTACTGATAATAATAAAATTATTTGGGAAGGAGAGGCTGTAGTTGTAGGTGACGAAGCCGGGGAAACAGAGAATGAATAAAATGCCAGAATTTATTCCTGGACCACCGGGCACGGGAAAAACTCATGTGTGGTTAAAAAAGAAATACACAGAATTTTTAAAACAATATAGTTGGGATAGAATAGTTATATTATCTCACACCAATACTGCGGCATCAGAAATTATAAAAGCTGTAAAAAATTTACCTGGTTTAGAAAACATACCAGACACAAAATTAGAAGATCAAATATGCACAATTCATTCTTATTTTAGAGGAGAGTATTTACCTTTACAAAAATATGAAAAAGATGAACATAAAAAGTTTTGTGATGAAAATATTGCAATGAAGCATTGGAACAAAGGCAGCTGGGATAAACACCCTCTATACGCTTTTGACTCTCATGCACACGGTAAAGAAATGACTTATGATCAGTATTGGATGATTTGTAATTCTAATTCTTACTATCCATACAATAAATATCATTTAAAAAATTTAAAAGAAAAATATGACAAGTTTAGAGAACTTCATAAAAAATTATCTTTTCAAGATATGATAGATAATTTTTTAAAATACGCTGAAACTCCGAAAGATATTGATGTGTTAATCGTAGACGAAGCCCAAGACTGTAGTAAACCACAGATAAAAGCTCTGCAAAAAGCGGCTACGAATGCAAAAGAATTTATATTTATAGGTGACGCAGATCAAACAATTCATGAGTATGCAGGATCAGATCCTGAATTTTTTTATAAATTAGCAAGCACTTCGGAGGCAAAAGCCAATGAATTAACAGAGGGTTTAAGATGTGGAGAAACAATAAATTCAATTTGTAAAAATATCATAGCACCTGTTTGGAAAAAATGGGGTGTAAATGCAGAAAGAGTTTGGACTCCTGTAAAAGGAGTTGTTGGTAATTCATATTGGATACCTAGTATAGAGCAAAGTTGTAAGGCTAGTGAAATATTAATTAATAAAATATTAAATACTGATGAAACTTTTTTATTTACATACAGAGGGAATCCAACTCATAAAAAAATTAATGAATTTTTACAAAGTAACGGCATAGATTATAAATTAGTTTCTAATGATAATCCACATGTTTCTAGAAAAGATTTTAAATGTTTTAAAACATGGAGCAATTTTTTAAATGATAAAGTTTTTAAAAAACAAATTATGGAATACTGGCCTTTGATAGGTAAGTCTGTTAAAGTACATGGGAAGGGTTCTGTAGATGTTTTAAAACCTTTAATTAATAAAGAATATAATATTCAAGAGTTTATTGACATGGGTTTTATTGTACCTGAAGCTAAACAGTTTAAAAATTTTTCAGAAGTAGTAATTAAAAAAGATTTAATTGAGAAGATACCTTTTATAAAAAAAGTTTTATTTAATAATATGAGTGTAGATAAAATGCCTAGAGTAGAGCACGATACAATACATAAGGTAAAAGGTCTAACGTATGACAATATTATTGTTGACCTTTCAATTTACAGAACTGAAACAGATAGATACGAACCAATACGATTAGCTTACGTAGCTTATAGTAGAGGTAAAACAGATTGTTGGAGCATAGGAACTTCTAATCCAGGGATGTCTTTGGCAAACATACAAAACCATAGAAGAGAAATATTAAAACTATAAAGGAGGATAAATGACAAGTAAAGATATATTTGATGAATCATTTCCACAAGATAAACAAATCGGAGGATCTCATTACAAAAATTTTGTAATTCAACCTTACGAATTTATTTCAAAAAATAATCTTTCGTTTTTTCAAGGAAACGTTGTGAAATACGTCTGTAGATATTTATATAAAAATAAGATAGAAGATCTGGAGAAGATAAAACACTACTGTGATTTGGAAATAAAAAGAATGAAAGATACTAAAAATGTGTAACACACCAGAGGATTTAAATTTAAAAAATATAAATACTGTAGCACTAGATATAGAAACATACGATCCTAATTTAAGAACAAAAGGTTTAGGTGCAATAAGAGGAGACGGTTTTATTACAGGTGTGGCCGTGGCCACAGATAATGAAACTGTTTATTTTCCATTACATCATTCGGACCATGTAAAATCTGACTCACAAAAAAAAGAATTCTGGGATCAAATGAATAAAACAATATTACAAAATCAAAATATTACAAAAGTTTTTCACAATGCAATCTATGATGTTTGTTGGATGAGGGCAGAAACGGGCAAGATGTTAAAAGGTCGTATCGTGGATACAATGGTGGCGGCATCTATTATTGATGAAAATAGATTTAAGTATTCTTTAGATGCTTTATCAAAAGATATATTGAAAGATGAAAAGTATAAGTACGATTTACAAGAAAAAACATTTAAATGGTCTGGTGGTATGCAAAAAGATCCAATGTCTAATATGCATAAACTTCCCTCACACGTTGTTAAAGACTACGCAAAACAAGACGTTAGTTTAACTTTTAGATTGTGGAAAATATTTGATAAAAAATTAGATGAAATATTATTTACTAAACCAAATGGAGAACAAAAAACTTGTAGAAATATATTTGAATTAGAAACAAAACTGTTTCCTTGTTTAGTAGATATGAAGTTTAAAGGAGTAAGAATAGACGTACAAAAACTAGAGGCTTTTGGAAAAAAACTTAAACACAGAAGAGATAATTTATTAAACATTATTAAAAAACATACTAAAATAGATGTGCAATTATGGGCAGCTAATTCTGTTAAAGATTTATTAGTAAATCAAAACATAACTAATTATGAAAAGACACCTAAATCTGGAATGCCTAAACTTCCAAAAAATTATTTAAAAACTCATGCTAATAGATTTTTAAGAATGCTTTCAAAAGCAAGAGAAGCTGATAAAGCTGTTAATACTTTTATTGAAGGATTAAAAGGTTATGTACATAACGGTAGGATACATGCAGATATAAATCAAATTAGATCAGACGATGGTGGAACTGTAACTGGAAGATTTTCAATGAGTAACCCAAACCTACAACAAATTCCTGCGAAAGGATATTACGGTAAAAAAATGAGAGAGCTATTTTTACCAGAAGAAGGGCATGAATGGGGGTCATTTGATTATTCACAACAGGAGCCACGTATTGTTGTTCATTATGCCATTAAACACGGCCTATCAGAGACACAGGAGCTAGCTGATAAATTTGATAGTGATAAGGCCGACTTTCACGAAATCGTCGCCCAGATGGCTAATATTCCCAGGAAACAGGCAAAATCAATCAACCTTGGCTTATTCTATGGTATGGGAAAGGGTAAACTACAAGCAGAGTTAAATTTAGACAAGGCACAAGCTAAAAAGTTATTTGATACTTACCATGATAAAGTTCCTTTTGTAAAAGAATTATCAGATAATTTGATGGGGTTTGCAAAAAAAAATAGATTAGTTTTTACTCTTGAGGATAGGTTTTGTAGATTTAATACCTATGAGAATGTAAATAAAAGATGGAACAACAAAGAACGTAAATTTGAAGAGTGGGACCCAGAAGCTAAAGAAATAAAAGATGATAAGACAGGTGCTATCAGTTACCAGGGTGATTGGATTAAACCTAATTTAATGTCAAAAGAAGCAGCATGGGAAAAGTTTAAGTTACAATTTAATGCTAAATCAAAATCAAAAAAAGATGGAGGAAAGGGTAAAGTTGAAGAACTTAATAGTCAAGGAAGAGAAACTTGGTTTGCTCAATACTTTACTCCTGCTTTTACATACAAAGCTTTGAATAGATTGATACAAGGATCTGCAGCTGACATGACAAAAAAGGCAATGGTTATTTTATACAAAAA